TTTTTTTTTTGTAAATGGCGTAAATAAATGTAAACGGATATTTCTAAAAAAAAAGAAATATCCGTATGATTTAAATTAGTTGTAACTATATATTATCACTCAGTCATATAGATTTCTGGTTATAAATATCATAATTCGATTCGAGGTGATAATTATGTCCACTGATGTTAAAGATTTAATGTTAAAATATTGGATTAATCTATTAAGAGAATTCAATAAGGTCATTAGTTCTGACTCCAGAGTCATCGGAGAAATCAGAAAGTACATTAAACACGTTCAAGCTGTATCTAAAGATTATATTGATCTTGATATAGATTACTTATTAGAACTTAAAAGTTCTGATAAAGAAGTGTTTAAAACGTTAGATAAAATGATGCAGTCAGAAGCTGCGTAATTTTATCTATCCAACATAATAACAAATCTAGTAAATAAAAGGAATTACTATAACTATTTATAAAATCTATACGACTTCTACTAGATTTACATTTATGTTGTAATAAAAAGTTAAAACATTTTAGCTTTCATATCAAACCATTTATTCTTATTTTTTTTAACTCCGTATACATCTCTAGTTCCTTTATTAGCTCTATGTTGCTCTTCTTGTACAAAGTCAAAATATGTAGGCATTTCTCTTTCGTGTATTTGAGGAACGTCTTTAAGAGCTCCGTAGTTAAGTTCATAGTGATATTCTTCTCCAGAAAGTTTAACTTTACGTCCATTCTTAACTTTATATATTTCTACATTCGTATACTGTTTTCCATTTATCATAGTAGGAACTAACACGTAAGATACTTCTCCCTCATCTTTAGTATAGTTAGCATACTCATTTGTAAACATATTCATACTTTGCATTACAGATACCATTTTAATTTTACTCATATCTACATAAAATTTAAATTGCTCTCCTACTTGCTTTCTGAAATCAGTATTGAATATAAGACTGTATGCTATAAGAGTCGCAATGAGTATGTCGTCATGAGCTCCTGGCTTATGGTCTATTCTTCCAGTATTCTTTCTGTATAATGTAGAAAGTTGATTAAGAGCTTCTGGATGTGAAAATGCATACGGATATTTATCTACAAGTTCAAATAAAAGTTTTTCATATAAGTATTCTCTTACTTCTCTTTCTTTAATACCGTACGATAAATATGATGCATAGTCAAGTTTCTTAGTAGTACTCTTTACTAATACGTCTGCAGCGTGAGAAGAGAATAGTTTTTTAGTTCCAAATAAAAGAGGTTCTATAAACGGGTCTTTTGCTAAATCAGGAATTACAGATTGTCCAGGACCTTCTAATTCTATAGCAAGTATTATATTTAAATCAGGATTAGATTCTTTTAGGAATGGAATAAACTTCTTAATAAACATTGTAGTTTCAGAAGTCGTAAGTGTATTTGATTTAAACATAAAAAGCTTTTCTCCACTTTCCATATCTATAGCAAAGAATACAGTACTGTCGTTTCCAGTTCCGTGTGCTAAGTCTACTCCGATAGCTATAGTTTGATATCTATTTATAAATGTATAGAAGTCTTCATTAGCAAATTGTGGAAAGAATGTTATAGAAAAGAACTTATCAAATATAAACGTATCCATAGCTTGAGATTTAGTTAATGTAGAAATACGTCCAATTTGCTTTTGGTTAAGCAAAGCAGAGCTATCAACATCAAGCCAATCCATCAAAATTTCCGTCCTGGATTTCATTTTTCATAAGAAGTTTGACTAAATATTTCTATTTAATCCTTATTCTTATAGGCGTATCCACTTCGCCTCTAGCGTATAAAGCCTCAAGGCTTACAACGTTACTTTTACGTAATATATTTAATGCTCCATTTACATCGGCATTAAATTCATAACCATTTTTGGTTCTATAAAGACCGCGTTTAACACGTTTACCAGAAAACTCAGGTATATTAGTATCACCATAGTTAGGTAATGGGTCTTTATCAAAGAAAGATGCCTTAGAAGTGTATGCTTCATCCTGTGTAAAATAAGACATACCGTTTAGATAAGTGTATATAGATAGGAATTTAGAAATCTGAGCAAATGGCATAGTCACAAAAGTTTGATTATTAGCGGTTCCTAAATTAGTTTTACACTGAAATGTATCAGAATAGCCTGCTACGATTGTACCTATATCATTATCTTTACAGTAGTTTATTATATAATTTACAGCTTTATAAATATAATCAGATGATTTATTTTTCCTGTTGAATGATATTTGATTCATTTTATCAGTCATACTTGTGTTTTTTTTGTTTATTGCTTATTTGTTGTAATCTTGCGAATTCTTTATAATATCCTTGATTGATAGATTTTAATCTTTTTCCGTCTATTATAAAAGATTTACCAGTATTAGTGATACACGTACATAAATTATTTACACCAAAATCTATTGCTAACGCATTTGACTTGTTTAGTTGTAGATTTTTATAATCAGCTTCATAAATATAATGTATCTCAAATTTAGTAGCATTATACTTTGGAACTATTCTTATTTCCTTTATTACCTTATTTTTTAATATAGGTGGTGTTTTAATAAATATTCTTGGATATTTTTTAATAAAAGAAAGACTGTACGGTATCATAAAATAATCTGGTTGCAGTCTGATTAAACCAACACATAATCTATAATAACCATCTTTAGGTAAATATCTAGGTAAAGTTACTTTTTTAACCCACTTATTACCTTTATATTTTACAGTTAATAGTTTATCATATCCCTTAAATATATCCTCTACGTCCATTAATAGCTGCTGTGATATGTCGCTATTAAGAATTTTATAATTAGGACTATTTTTGAGAATATGATAACTATCTGTATAGGATAAAAACATTCCATTATCAATATAATAATGTCTATGTAAATATAACGCTTCATTATATAAATTTTTAGCTATATGACATAGATATTTTAATTGATCAAATTCTTCTTTTGGCAACTTTAGTTGTTGCTTAATAGTTAAGTACATTACATATTCACCTCCTTTACAGAGGTAATAGTAGATAAAAATGAAACGGTGTTCACATAAATACGCTACTATTTATGCAGTTCTCTTATGAACTTCTTGTACTTTCATACAAGCACAGACTATATCTTATCCATATCCCGAATAGGACTTAGGCGAAACCACTTCCACACGCTTGTGTGTACTCCCCTCACGAGGGATAGTCGTTGGACTTTCTCTTTCGAGCTTAGCTGCGGATTGCCCATTTCTTGATGGAACGAGACTTAGGATTTAACCATATCTCATCTAATGTATTTTTTCTACTTTCGTCGCATTCACATTTATACCTAATACGGTATTATGTTGTAGCTACATTAGCTTTAGGGTTTTCCCGCAATTCGATTTCTTCGTTGTACAGTTTCTCTCTGTATCTACGTACAAGTTTCCTTATACGCTTACTAACTAGTTAATAAATGCTTCTCTGTTTTCAGTTTGAGCTATACGTTGGTCAAGCCAATCTTCACCAAATCCCATTTCTTTATATCCGTATTGAACATTAAAGAAGTTCTTTTTACCATTTGTTTTTAAATATGCACATAAATCTTCATATGAATATTCAAATAGCTTAATATCGAATCTACACATTTTATTAAATATAAAGTCATACATTTCACGTCCGTGTTTAGTATTAAGTTTACCAGCAGTAGACATGTAGTGTAGTCCGTATCTTTTATTAGCTTTCTCAGCACGCATTCTTGCAGTAGAGTTTGCAAGTTGCATCGCAGTAGTCATTGTAATAGCGTGTGGTACGAAAGTAATTTCGTCATTTATACCAAATTCAAAAGTCTCTCCCCGTCCAACACGTTCTGCAGTAGTTTCTGTTGTACCTGCTGATGCTATCATAATTTGATTACTTCTGAATACATTATTTATATATTTAGATTTAGGAGACGGCGTCATATCTGGTCCTACTTCCCACATCTCTTTATTCTTCTGTATCTTTTTTACTACATTATGAAACTTTAAGAAAGCAGGCATGAGGTTTGCAAAGTCTATCATCATTTTTCTGTTCTTACCAGCATCTTCTGCCTTAAAGTGAGCCACTAGTATTTTAGTATTTTCACTACCAGCTGCAAATTCTCCTCCACTAACACAGTTTATATCTGTAGTTTTCCCTACTTGCCGAGGAGCACATCTGAATGTATTGAAACATTGGCAATAAAGCCATAATATAGTCCAAGTTCCTATGGTCATTTGATATTGCATCTTATTTCCTTTACCATCTACCATTCTAGCACATTCACGCATATAGAAAATCATATTCTGTCTCATTTCTACAGCGGCTGCTATTTGTAGTTCTGGAGCTAAGCTAGGACTATGCATATCTTGTCCCATAAGATTTCTATTAAATAATATCAAAGGAAGATTATGATTAAGATTTATTCCTGTACGTTCTTTAAGTTTTTCTAAAGATAGAGCAAAAGCCACAAAGCTTTCGTTAGTCGTACTATAATCATAATATAAAGGAATAGTTATCTTATGTTCAGGGTCATAGTATATATCATAACATTCGTCTAATAATCCCTGTACATTAAACTTTATTTTTTGTTCTTCAGTAAGTTTTGTTTTATCCAGTCTATTAAAGTTTCCATTAAATATTTCTTTATATGGAAATTTGAATTCGTTATCATCTGAAAGTCCTCCTTCATTTACAAAGGCATTAAAAACTTCTTCAAACATCTCTTTATATAGATTATATTCATCTTCAGATATATTCAATAATTCATTCATATCCTCTTCATACTCATGATTCTTCTTTGCTTCTATTATAACAGACTGTTGATATTCCACATATCCTCTGTAGTCATATTTATCTATAAGTATAACTTGGTCTTGGTCTATTCCTACAGAATGCATATGTCTCATAAAGGCGACAGCTTGTTCTGTAGGTAATGTTTGCATTAAGTTATTTCTCATACTACCTCCAATTTTAAATGAGAATGGGGATATAAAATCCCCATATTAATAATCCCACTTATTTGTAGTTTTTAACTGTCCGTATAATCTAGTATTTCTTTCTTTAAATATATTTCTATCTGATAATGAATTTTGCATAGCAAATATATCTGAAGAAAGAGCTAGAAGTATAGTTGCCAAATATTCGTTATTAGTTCTATCAAGTTCAAGTTCTATAACATCTCTGAGCATAGCACATCTTTTTAGTAATACGTGTTGTGTATCTTGGCTATGAGCATTTGCTACTTCTGCTTTAAGCATAATATAATCATTCTCTAAGTCTGTGTATCTTCTTCTTTCTATAGAAGTAAGCTTTGCTAAGATACTTTGTCTTTCTTTTCTTCTAAACTCAGCAAATTTAGGGTCTGTAGGTTTAACATACGCTTCTATTCCAGCCATAGTAAACGCTGCTGGTTTCTTTGGGAAAAAAGACTCAAATGCACTTATAAGCATACCTTCATTTACACCAGGTGCTGTATGATGTTTAACGTGTTTAACCTTATGATATACTTTCATAGGCATATTCATGGCATATGGATTTGACTGTACTACTCTGCATTTGTTAGAATACTCTTCTTTAAAATAATCTAAATATTTATCAATACTACGTCTCATTAGATAATCTCTAGATCTAAGTCTAGACATTCCTAAGTTTACTAAGTTCATTACTTTCTTAGAACCTAAGTCTACTTGTGCTTCTGCTTTAGCATAATCCATAAGAGTATTTAAGTCTACTCCGTATTCTTTAAACGATGTAAGATTATTGGCAACACTATACGCCCATTTAGCAAGAGTAAGTTCTAATAATGTTGCGACATTTGCATCGTTGAAGAAGTCTTTATCATATCTAAACTTATTCATATATAAATGGATTAATGTTCTCATATTATATCCATATGTTATAATTTTAGAAAGTATACATCTACGTATGTCTTCCACAAGATTTTCATACGCTACCCCAAACTTATCTTTAATAGAAAGCATTCTTATAAATGTTGCAGACACATCTAGCATAGCAACGCATTCATCATTATAATCATTATCAGAAGAAATCATTTTACTTCTATCGTATAAGAATACAGCAAGGTTTCTATCTATATCGTATCCGATTTCGTTCTCTCCTATTACAGCTGATTCTTGCATGTCTCTAACGATATCGTTATAGTCGTGTCCTATTTCTCCATACTTAGGATTTCCATATACATTTACTCCTATCTTAGCGGCACTTATTAGGCTAGTTTCAAAATCTAATACAGAAGTACATCCCTCAGGTGTATCTTCTATCAATAACTTTAATACATTTGGAGATAGTCTACTATTATACTCATCCATTATAACATCTTTATGGCAGTGATTATCATCTACAGCATTTACTATAGTTCTTCTAAGTTTGGCTAAATCTAATAATGCTTCTGCGAATATATTAGAAACTAAATTAATGGCTTCTTTATATTCTTCATAAAATCTAACTTCGTAACTATTAAGTTTATCTATCAATTTATATTCCTCCTTTTTTTTTTATTTATTGATATTTTACATATATCTATTGTTTGGGCTATTTTTGAGTAAATTTTTTAACTGATTTTTAGCTATATATAATAAAG